CAGGTCCTTATATGGGAAGGCATAACCATAGTTGAACGAGAGTTTTAACGTCTTGTCTTTGACGTGTGGTAGCTCTAAGAGTTCAGGGCACTCGATATCGGTTCGATCAAATCAATGTCATAACGCACATAGATCTGGCCGGCACCAACAGGTGTCGCAGTTCCGCCGACAGTAGAATAAACCAGGATCGCTGGAATATAGATGTTCGAAGTGGCGGGTCCAGTGGCGCCAGCACCCGAGAGGGTGGCTAGCGCGGAGGCAGTTATGTAGCGGTACCACGGTTCAGTGAACTTATTCACATCAACGCGGCATACTACAGACTCAGGAGTGGAATTGACTTCCCTCCGATTCAACAAGAAAGCACCTCCACCACCTCCCCAATATGGAGCCGATACGAAACCGTACTGGCTCGACATTTGGATAAGGGTAGAGGGATTTGCATCAGGCTCATCATATTGTAACGCCATGGAGAAAGTACCAGGAGTGGTCGTGGAGCATGAGGGGACATAGACAAAGTCTATTCTCCTCCATCTGAACTTCGAATAATTAGAAGCTACGCCGTTTAGCCAGGGCAAACTGGATGGATTCAACCGGATTATCGCAGAAGCGAACACATCCGAAGTGTTCACAGCTACGACCATTTCTGTGTTGCAGACACGGTTGATACCATTGGCTGGTGTAGTGATCCGAGGATTAGGACGCCCAGCAATCACCCCCCGGGCGGCCGGCGGATTCAAAGCTTGGCTGGCAGTATAACCACCAGCGTCGCTCTTCCTCTGCCGCCGTCGTCGTCTCCGGGGGGGAGCTGAAGCAGGCGTCACCATCTGTTCTGTCGTTGTCACTTTCACCAATTTGGATTTTCTTTTGGCCATGTATTTTGTCAGCGGCCCGTGAGCGCTGACACAAATACTGAAAGATTTTAGGCCACATGGGAGAAGTGGAAAGTTCTGAGTGCAACTCTTCAATATGGGGAGTCGCGGCACACAAATATCGAAATAGAGTCTTTGGCCATGAAGTAAGGTAAAACTCACCATCCCTCAACAAGTGGGAACAGAAGTTAACCTCCTCTAAACGACCACTTAGGCCAGTCTTGCATGGGATATAATCCTTGCAATCATGGCCTAAGGCTCTATATTTCTCTTTCGCGTCAACCACGAAACCTTCAACACTATCGTCACCCATGGCAATGCACCACGGGGCGCCTATCAGCTTGGCCATAAGACATCGAATACGAGAATTCGTACTCGACGTACAATAGGACCCGGACTTCATGAGTCCGGGTAACCCCTGCTCGACAAGCTCACCATTGGAGAGTTGGAAAACACTGTTTGCGAAACAGTAGAAGCGATTCCGTGCGGCCTTAGCCAACATTGGAGAGAAGTGTCCAAGAATGATTCGCATCTCTACGTCGATCTCAAGCTCCCAAGATTGAACACTCCAGTCAAATCCAGAAATATCAGCCTCAGCAGCGGGTCGACATAGGTGTTTACTCCTAAGGTCTTCCCACACAGTCTGTGCTTGTTCACTTACAGACAAACCCATTCCAGGCTTGGAAGGGCATGTCCGCCAGTTCACTATCTCTGTCATATTCTGAGGTCCAAACATCAACCTCTCCACGAGTTGGTCAATCAGAGATACAGACGAAATCAATCGAAATCGCCGCTCATCTAACTTCCTCCTCGGGTGAGGTTCTTGCTTCACAAAAACCCTAACAGGATCAACGAGTCCCAATTCCACCAGCTCGCGGGGGCTGGGGTGACTCTCCAAGTTGGCTCCGGCCAACAAAATGAGCCGTTGCGCGACCGCCATGCAGATCAAATCTTTATGGCTATCAAGCGCGGCTCCGTTAGTTGTTCCAAGTAAACTCACCGGGACGCCAGGGGAGGCGTCGCGGTTGATTTCCCTTTCACAGATGTCCTCGACGACTCGGGCGACTTCGATTTCATCCCATTCTTCTCTGCCGAAACACTTTCGGGGACGGGTGTGGGGGTACTCGTTGAGGAGTTTGAGGATCGCTTGTTCCGCCTTCGCCGGTTTCGCTGTTTGGCGGAACCTGCGAGCTTGGAGGAGCAAGGAATCTCGCTCTGCTTTCGTTCCTCTATCAGGCCAGTCAAACTCTTTGAGTTCAGGGAAAGTTCCTGTCGCAAGAGAACACTCTCCTGTAACAGTCGCTCGACCAGACTCTCTAAATTTGACAGCCGATCTTCCACACTGGTAGAGTGGCATTCCTT